TTAGAATGGTTTTGAATTTAAATACATCAATATGTATAAAGGAATTATACTTATTGATTCTCATCGATAAGAATTTCCACACAGGGTCAGAAAGTTTCTTCTCAAAATCATCTTTGAATCCGATTATCTTATTCAAGATAACCATTGTCTCCAATGAAATGTTTTTTGACAGATGTTCTTTGATGATTTGAGGGTGTCTAGTCCCTTCAATACTAAACATACCATCAAAGTCTTTATCTGTAAAGACATCTTCTATCTCAGTCTTGAACGTATAAGATAACGATTGAAGGCGTCTCTTCCAGTCGGTGTAATTTTGTTCTCCGTTTCTGACAATCTCACCAATCCAAAGAGACTGAGGATCGTCACAAGAAACAAAATTAGATACAAAGAATTCAACAACTTGGCTATCATCTTTTTGTCTACTCAGCTTTTCGAAGAAAAATCTGTCCTTTCTTTTGTAGAAAGATTGTAATGATGCACGAGACTTACCACCGTAACGATGGTAATCATAGTTAGATTTTGTAAAGTGATTTTTCAATCCAAGGTATGCCTTGTACGTATCAAATGGGGTCACCTTGGGTATCATATAGGAAGTTTAGCGTGTGATGTCTTCTTCAATAAGTTGAGTTCAGTTGCTTCTGCTTTCAATCTTTCTTTAAGAGGTTTCGAAATCAGTTTAGGTATAGATTCAAGATCTAAACTATTCTTTTCACAAAAATATACAATTGCATCGACATACTTCATGTCCGCATTGTCCTTGACAATCTTTTCTATCTCTTCAGCAAAAGTCCTACTGCTAAAGAATTTTTCTTCGATTAGTTGATCTACACTCAACTTTTCAGGGTTTAGCATATTCCTGTAATTTGAATTCAACAAACTCAGTAATGTATTCTCCGAGCAAATTGATGTACTTTTTTTTGTTATACTCTTCATAGACTTCAACCTCTCCATTTTCACAGGTCATAATGATTACAAATTTTTTAACGATGATACCCTTCATCTCATACAACATACAAGCATATGCTGCACACTGGACAAAGTAATCTTCAATCCAGGCTCTAGGTTTGGGTTTAGCTGATGTCTTGAAGTCAATGATAGCCAATTCAGGTTCACCATTTTCTCCAGTATGTTCTGCAATACAGTCAACAGAACCAGCAATACCTAGTTCAGTACTATACAATGCAGTTTCTTGACATAAGATATTGTCAATCTTATCCAAGTCAGGTTTGGCTTGTTTGAATAGGTACTGAGATAAGGGAAGAACATCGGAGAAAGTATCTGAGTTATTCAGATACTCCTCAATCAATGTATGTGCATCAGTACCACGATGGGTTGACCTACGAGTAATGTTGTTGGCTTCTTGTTCACCAACTTTCTTTCTCCACTCCTTAAACTTGTTCCTATTCCTCCAACTAATCACTGATGTGATAGATGGCATCCTTACAAGTTTTTCAGTTCCAAATATTTTATAATAACGAACTCCGTCAATACTCTCTCGTTCAATGGGAACGAAAGGAACATCCTGATGTTTAAACATTACATACCAAGTTCAAGTTTAGCAATGATGTACTCCTTCACGAGACCACTTCTACAGATATCCTCTGCATTAAACTCAATTGTATCAAAGGATGGCATGTTCGTCAAGATACGCATGAAGTCTGCAATACCATTCCTCTCATTCTGTTTAGTCAGGTCAGACTGAGTTGCGTCACCACAAAACATAATCTTAGAGTGCTCACCAATACGAGTAATCATTGAGTCCAGTTCATGGAAATTCAGATTCTGAAACTCATCAACAATTACAATCACATTGTCCAGTGTAGTACCACGAATGAATGACGTGGACCAGAAAGAAATAGTACCCTGTGCCTTGAGATTGTTGTACAACATCTCAAACGATGCATCATCAGGCATCTCAAACATATACTTCACCATATTCTTATATGGTATCTGGTAAAGAGATGACTTGTCCTCATGGTCTCCAGGAAGGAACCCGATCTCTCTGGTGGGTACAAGGGACCTGACGATGTATATCTTCTCGTAGGGTGACCTAGGGTCTAGAACGTCCAGAAGGGCGTTGTAGAGGGTGATAAAGGTCTTACCAGTACCAGCACACCCATAGGCTACAAGGTTCTGCTGACTCTTATACCTCTCAAAGAACATTTCTTGGTTCTCTGTAATTGGTTCGACCTTCTTGATGTAATCAAGATTGATTGGTTTCTTCCTCTTCATTGTCTTGTTACTCATACCAAATGGTACTGGGTTGGTGTTACCAATACCTGCTTTCTTTTTTACTGCCATATGATGTTAGTCGTAATGTTTTAGGGTACTACCTGGTTGTTGTTTGGCCTTTCCAATTACATCCTTCCATCCAGGATGTTTGGTATAGATCTTACTCAAGGGATCACCTATTTCAATACCTAAACCTCGGGCATTGTCTGGAGTGTAATACCTTGACCAGTCTGGATTGTCTTCACACCACTGAGACCAGTCGTGAACACTCATCTGAACTTCTTTAACTTCACCAGTGTCTTTATGTCTTACCGGATATGTTGCCACATTACCTCCATTATGTTTGTGTTGATATTTATTACCAGTCTAGAGCCTCAGCAATGACGGGGAACTGTTCTTTGAAAATCTCCTTACAAGATAGTGCAATGTCCATGTGTTCTTTCTGGGTTCCATTAGCTGAACGAAGTTCAATGTAATGGATCCATGAGCGAATAGAACCAGTCATGTACAATCTTGTTGGAGTTGCAAGTGGCAGTACAAAGCGAGCACACTCCTTGGCGACACCAGCATCAAGCATTTGATTGTAAAGACTGTGTGCAGAACTAAACAATGTTACCATCTGTCGTTCTAGTTTGTCTACCATCTCAGGATCAAGATCATCAATACTATTCTGACGGTTCTTATCATCCTGACGACGGAGTTCAGGTAGTTCAATCGAATCGGTTAGAAGATTGGTACTAGCATACCGTTGAGAGAACTCTTGAAATGTAAATGAACGATGTCTAAGAACTTGAGCAGCAAGACCGCGAGTAGTCTCAATCTCCAGAGTCATATAAGCCTGTTCAAAGATTGACCAATGTTCGTGTTTGATGCAGTACTTAAGAAGACCTGCAGAGGTATCAAAGTTTAATTGATTGTTTGGATTGCTTACACGAGCGACATACGAAATAACTTCTTGCGCCGTTTTCTCAAAAAGTTCACCTGCACCTTGAGTCAGGGCGATAAGTTTGACTTGATTCATCTTTACGTTTAGACTTTAGTTGTTTACGTTCTTGTTTAACTCTTTCGACATAGAGTCTTTCACCTTCACTAAAAAGTTCAGGATGTTTGAGAATGTACTTGATTGCTTTTTTTGTTTTCATGATTGAAATATGTATTGAAATAGGAAACTATTCCATTACTTAACTGGTTACCTTGTGAAACCCAGGTGTCTACACATTCGTAGATGTCTTGGGTACTATATGATTCTTCTTCTATCTTGGTTCTCCCATACTTATTTAACAAGATACTAAGACACTGCTGACGAAGTTTCATTCTGTCTTCAGAGTATCTCCAATCATCATTCATCATCTTCAAATACCTCATCGTAGTCTGGTAAGGGAGGAAGTTCTTCCTTCAAACCTTTGGTGTATGCATCAACGTCAGAAAATACTTCAGACTCTAATGCATCAACTAGAAGTCTAAGATTTCTTGTGATAAGTTTTAGTTTGTCTTTCTCCATAAAAAAAGGGGAGTGAACTCCCCTTAGTCTAACAGATTATTGAACAGGTGACAAGTGTCACTTTTGGTAAGTACGACCACGGTAACAAAATGTACCATGGGTTTCACTTGACTTCACACAACGTGTTTCATACTCAACACCACGGTATGCGGTATGAGTAATCTGTGCGTCATGAAGGGCAGATGCTTTGGTGATCTGCTTCTTGATCATTTGAAGTGTGTTCATGAGTTTACTCCTAAAGTAGTTGGATTTTTAAGTCCGTTCCTTTAGTCGTTTGCGTCCCACGTACACTCAGGTACAGAGTCCTTTACGGTCTCTATTAACTCAATCTTAAGACTATTACTGAGATATTCGTGACGCCGGATCCTATTCATGATAGCATCAGCATCAGGACAACTGAGTGTTGTATAGAATAATAGTTCTAACATGGGATGAACGCTCCGTTCCGCGACTTACTTGCGTCCCCTCAATGGGGATGAACGATAGGTCTATTGTAGACCAGTGTAACTATTTAGTCAAGTGACCCGTATTCTTCACCTTCCTTAATCAATTGAGATACGTAGTCCTCTGTCCCATCCATAGTCTTTACGGCAAACAAATTAGACTTCTGATATTTCTTTACCTTTTTATATTTTCTAACAAGAGACTGGACTTGTTCTTGTCCCATGTCCAATCCCTCAAAAGAGATATCAAAACCGTTACTCATTTTTTCTTCTTCTCCTTTTCTTTTGGTGCTGAATTACCCCAAAGTTTAGGACTAATTCTTCCTTGTGCCTGAGTTATATTCTTAAAGTCACTACGATAGTTGTCCCAGTAGTGGTCAAAAATATCAGCCTGTTTTGCTGCTGATACAATATCAAAGTGGGTCATACCATCTTGAAGATACTCAACTAGAAATGCACTGGTTGGTAGACTTCTATCCTGAGCTAAGGCTGCATCACAATCGGTGTGAATAAATTTCATACTCGCACTCAAGACCTACCTCCCCACT